ATACCACTTTCAAAAAAAGCTTCAAAACTTTGAAACTGAACTTTTTGTTCTGGCTCCATTTGTGACCATATTTCTGCCGCAATTTGCATGCTTTGATCGTTTGGTTCTTGACCACCCATTCTAATATCACCTTGGTTATATTTAATGTCTGGTGCTCCAGCTTGTATCGATTCGTTCATTGAAATCTTTTCTTCCATAGTACCTCCTTTTACTTTGTTTTTGCAAACAAATCAAGAGCCGGCATGATAACAGTTACGTCTCTTTGCACGTCTTCTTCAGGTATATTTGAAGCTTTTAGAGCTTCTTCAGTCTCATAGACTTCTCCTGTTTTTTTGTTTGTAATTTTAGTTATAATTTTTTCTGGTGTTAATGTTACTACTTTGTCCATTATGTTGTTACCTCTTTCTTAATGTTTAGATAGCTAATAGCTACATCAAACGAGTCTGATGTGCTTGATAGCACTGTAAACGTTGTGCCACCCTGTACTATTAACGGTTGTGTTAATAATTCTGTTGTAACATTAGCTGTTAATGCTGCAGATTTAATAGCTGTGATACTATTGTTTGTAATAGTCACAGTTGGTGTTCCAGCTGATGTAACAAGTATTGATTTAATAATAATAGTTTCATTAACAACTGGAACGTTTGTTCCAAAAGGTGTTAATGCACTACCTGTTGTACTGTTATCTATTCCTACAAATTTGTATTGATTTACTACTGCCATTAATCTAAAAAGAGACTTCTAGCCTCTATCTCCTGTTTTAATTCTTCTTGAAATGTTGTGTTAAGTTTTTCAAGAACTGCATCTAAATCTCTAACTAAAGATTGTGCTACATCTTCTTCATACTCTGAGCTTGCTCTAGTTAGTGTTTGTACTATTTTTGCCATTATCTTCTTCCTCCAGCATGTATATCTAATCTAAAAGTACCTAGTTTCCAACTAGTATCAACAGCAGTATTAGATATTGTAAGAGCTATAGATCTTGCCCTTGCACGTGTGTCTACTTTTGTTGTACTAGATGATATAGTAAAAGGACCCAGTGAAGAACTTGCTGCTGTGTCACTAGGATAATTTCTTAAATCTAATTGTACAATAGAACTTCCTTGTTGATTTATAAAGTCAGGTATAATTCTGCTAACTCTCATAATATTTTCACCATCTCCTCTAAGATCAGCCATATTAGTTGCTGCACCTCTAACAACTTTTTGTGTAATATCATAATCACCAGATGTAATAGTAGCTGGAATAGCTGTTGTTACTCCTAGTCTTACTTGATTTACTCCTGTTTCATGTTCATAGTAATATGAAATACCTTCTGTGTTTCCAACTACATCAAAAGAACTATCTGTTCCTGCATCATACTGAGTTGCATGTGGCAATCCAAATACAGCCGAGTCAACCCATGAAGTTCTAATAAATAAAGTACTTGCATTTACAAACCATATAGGTCGTTTAGATGTAGAATCTAGATAACTATATGTAACTGATTGTGTGTTTACATTAGAACCAGCCTCTGGATAAAACCATGTAACTTCACCAAACAAGTTATTAATACCTGCATAAACCATTTGGTTAGATGTTGTATTTAAATTGTCATAAACATAATCTTCAACTAAACAGTCCATAGATTCTAGCTTACCTGTGTATCTAAAGAAACCATTATCAGACATCCAATATGCAGCTCCGTCAACTTCAACTGCTGCATTTTTACCTATCAATCCACAGTTAGTTCCAACTTGTTCGTAAGCAAATGTAAAAGGAGTTCCAACAAAACGCATAGTAAATAAAGCTGTATCACTCCAAACATATAATGCATTTCTACCTAGTTTAGCACCCATGATCCGTGATCCGGCGGCCAGTCTTTGTGTACCAGCACTATTCTCAGCTGTGGGTGTATACTCATTAATGTTTTCTTGAGACGAGAATCTTATAAACATATCATCTTGTGTTTCTTTACTACCTATTGTTGTTTCTGTACCAAAGAATACTAAGTGTCTGTCAGGTGTTGATACTAACATATCTCTAGATGCTGTTGGTGCACCTGCTATAATAGTTGCACGTGTTGCTGTTGCATTAGAAGCATCAGCATTCCATTCAAAACACTCACCATTAAATATTAAAGCAACAAGTGTGCTTCCTAAATTATCTAATGACCACATACCAGGTTCTCCAACTTTATCTGTAGTCGATGCTGCTTCGCCCCAAGCAGAAAAAGCACTGTGATTAGTAACAGTTGCTCCATTGCTGTGAGAAGCGTTCGTAGTTCCTCTAACATTTCTAGTAATCCCAGTAAAACTTGTTGATGTAATTCCTGTGTAAGATATTTCTTCATTATCTACTTGTATAAAATTTGTTCCTGTGCTTGGAAATCCAGTTGTACTCGCTACATTAATTGTAGTTCCTGAACCACCGGTTCCAGCAGAGTCAGCGTTTAACGCTCCATTCAATGTAGTAGTTTGTGGGTTTGTAACTGTTCCACTCCATTGTGATATACCATAACCAAAGACTCCAACTTGCTCAGCGGGTCCTACGTGAAAGTATTGAAAAAAAGTTATAGCTCCAGATGTAGTTGCTCCTGCTCCTGTTTCATTACTACCAGCATTTATTTCTAAAGATGTAGTTGTAGGTACTCCAGTTACCATAAATTTTTTATCACAAAAAGTTGTAGAAGAAAAATTAGAACCTGTAATAGCTGTAAAAGTAGATGCATCACCAAATAAAATAATATCTCCTGCTTCAAAATTGTGTGCGCTTGAAAATGTAAGAGTTACAGTTGATTGCCCGTTAGTCGTGCTAAATGCACTAGTGATGGCTGTACCTGATGGATTAACTAAAGGGTGTATGTCGTAGTATACTCCTCCCGAATACACATATAAAATCCTGTTAGTGCCTATAGCAGCATACTTAATACCATCTTTATTAACCATGTGATGCAATCCTCTAGCAGCACCTGTTAATTTACTATCACCTAGTTGGTTCCAACCCCCTATTTTTTCTGGTGTACCATATCTAAAACGTACATTTTCCCCACCTGTCCACTGTGATTCAGCGCCAGTAGATGTAACTTGTTTATTAAAACCTGGTAAAAAACCTAACTTTTGTAGCATAACATACGACTATATAAGCTTTATTGAGGTATGTAAATATTTTTAAAGGGTATGTCTAACCTATCTACGTCCTCTAAAGACTCTACTATAGAAAATCCAGCTAAATTGAAAGAAGTATTTAATAATAAAGGCACTTTTGTTTTAGCATAAAACGTTTTTAATAAATTGTAGTAATGTTTATTTTGTTTTAAAGTTACAGTTTGAATTCTACAGCTATTATCTACATGAACAATTGAAGGCGTTTGTTTTTTAGCTATATTTTTAGCTCCTACAGCAAAAGTCATATAGGGTGATTCTTTTAGCGTGGCTAAATCAAACCAATCATGAGCATGTTCTAACAACACTGAAGCAGCTAAAGGTCTCCACCATTCTCTGTTTTTAAATTTGTTTATTATATTGTTAGCATCTTTGTTTCTTGGATCAAATAATATAGATCTATTTCCTAAGGCTCGTGGTCCCCACTCACTAGGACCTTGAAAAATTACCAAAGGCTTTTGATCTAAAATAAGATCTACAGCTGTATTAACATTCTTTATTATATTCATGATAGTATAAATGTGCTCCTATTGATATTCCACCATCCCATGCTATTGGATCTACAAAAAAATTAAGCTTGGGATATCTTTTAACGTATTTAAAATTATTAGTGCAGTTTAAAAAGTAACCACCGCTTAATATAAAATTATCTAACTTTTTATATTTATAAGCTTTTTCAATTATTTCACATGTTTGTTCAAAAGTTTCTTCTTGTAACTCTTTAGCTTGTTTAACTTTGTTATAGTCTAAGTCGTATTTTGTTTTACTGTCTGCGTAAGCTGCCAGTCCCATAACTTTACCAGCCTCTTTACCGCCAACAAAACCTAATTGAGAAGTTATTCGATTAAACTCATTAGCCCCAACACTTAAAGCACTAAATTCACATTCTGTTCCACCAATATGTTTTACTACTATTGGAGCATAACCATGTTTCCACGTACGATCTAATTCTAAAAAACTTCTACATGAATAATGACACCATAATTTTTTAACAATTGTTTTGTTTACATAATAAATACTTTGCATTTCTTGATAACCAGGTTTGTGAGTCTGAGCACCACCAGCATCTATTACAATAGCCATAGCTTCATCAAAAGGTGAAAAATGTTTTCCACACAATGCGTGGTATACCTGATGTTCTTTTTGTATAAAGGAATAAGTAGGATAATCTAATTGACGTTGTATTTTTTCAATAACACTTTTATCATTTTGTTTATCTCCATTACCCCAACTATTTCTTTTGTCATAAGAACCATAGCATACAAAGTCAGGTTTAAAGTTTATGTTTTTAAGTATTGATAAATAAAAAGAATCACCAACAACAGGTTCCCAATGTTTTTTATAATTGTATCTATCTTCGTACCATA